CGATTACATTATTATGTTTCTACTTTGGTTTTATACATACACCTTTAAATTTGGAGGTTTTATATTCTATTACATTGTTCAGTATATTATATCATATTCGTTAAACGGGAGGCCTCGCGTCTCTGCGTACTATGGAAGACTCATTGGTGCTTCACAAAGATCTTATCTTGGTGGACTTTCATCAGATCAGGTCTCTCAACTCAAAATTGTTTTCTCAATTATATTCTTTGGATCTATGGCATATTCTTTCTTTAAATCCAGGAAAAAAGATAATTGCGACGTACAAGGAACAACAGGTTCTCGTCCCGAAAAGGACGAAGATGAGATTCCTAATGTATGGTATAAAGATGATTTTCGCGTTACTGACCTCGATATATCGAGGAAAACTTGCTCGATGAAAGGTTTAGGAGAAGATAAAGTAATATCATTATTGAGTGAGAATTGTGTTACGATTATTTCGCGATCTAAAGATCATAATAGATATTTAGCGAATAGAGCTTTTTGTGTAGGTGGTCAGTATTACTTAACGAATAATCATGCAGTGCCTGATTATACTAATCATACCCTTGATGTAATTACTAATCCTAATACAGAAGGTGTTCGAGAACAATATGTTATACCTTTAACATCTAAAATGATTCAACGATTACCGGAAAAAGATTTATGTCTTTTGTGGTTACCACAGGTGCGACCACGGAAAAATCATATTGATTTATTTTGTCAGAAAACTTTAAAAGGAATACATAAAGGTTATTTGTTAAATCGTAAAGACGATGGTGTAATACATAAACAACCTATATTTAATGCTTATCATACTTGTGATAAGATCATTGATTTGGACATTTCGTGCGAATCTTGGGTTATGCAAACTAATACACCTACAGTCAAAGGTGATTGTGGTTCTATCGTCGTTAGTTTTTCTAATGGAGGACCCATTATCTTAGGAATACATGTTGGTTTGCGTCAAGATGGTAAAATACGATCACTCAAAGTTTCACAACAAGATGTTGAGAAATTATTGTCATCTTATGATGTACCAATAATACAATCTGGTAGAATCAATTATTCGGCTCCAAGTAGCGAACAAAAATTAATTAATGTACATACTAAATCTGAAGTTAGATTTGTTGATGATGGAAATGCTTTAGTTTATGGCTCTTTCGAGGGACATAGATCAAAACCTAAATCTAATGTTCGACATTCCCCTTTAGCTAAAACATTAACTGAGTATGGTTATGATATAACACATGGTAAGCCTGAAATGAGGGGCTGGGAACCATGGCGGAA